CTCTGACGAAGAGGTTTTCTGGTAGGGTAGTGATTCCTAAGTTTCTTAGGGGACTCTACCTACTCGTTTTTCACGAGACTGGTCGCCTGAGGGAAGATTACAATATTGAAGCAATATTCTTCTTAAGGCAGCTTCTGTATGCTGCTAAGAAGGCTATCTTCAGTTGTAGTGACTCTAAGGTTAAGGACGCTGTCCTTGACTTCATTGCCACTGACGACGAACTCCCGGAGCCGGAAGGCTATTGGGGGTTCGACTGTAATCCCGACCTCAACTCTCCTGCACCCTACCATGGTTTTGGTAGTTCGCAGTTGATAAAAGATCGGGTAAACAGTATGGTGGACCCTCACAGGGGACACCTATTGTCAACCTTCCTTACTACGTTAGACATGGTGTCTAACATAGTTACCACCACCCTAGGGTCTTACGACCCGCAAGATTGGAGGTTCAGGCATGGACCAGGTGCCATTGCCGAAGTATGTGGTCCGACTAACAAGTATAGTTGGTCGAACTGGTCACATACTTTGGAAAGCGAGTACCCAATTGCTGATTATGGTTATCATAATTTTGCTAGTTGGGCAGGCTGTTGCGCAGAAGACGGCGGAAACGCTACTGAAGTCGGCTCTAGCGAGCCTTCCTCACGTCTTGTCGCAGTCCCTAAGTCCTTCGGAGGCCCGCGGCTTATTGCAGCGGAACCCTCTGAACATCAGTGGTGCCAACAAAACATTTGGCACTACTTCTGCTCTAGAACCAGCGCCAGTGGAGTCGGACTATTCGTCTCCTTCAGAGACCAAAGCCCGAACCAAAGGCTCTGTACTAGAGGGTCTGAAGACGGCTCGCTCGCGACGGTAGACTTATCATCTGCCAGCGATCGAGTCACATGCCACGTCGTAGGACAGTATTTTAGGAGTAATCCTAAACTACTGAGCTGCCTACGTGCGTCTCGTACCCGTAGCGTTTCACAGGATATAGTGCACACTGCACCGTCTTCTGTGAAATTGAGAAAATTCTCAACTATGGGTAGCGCCTGCACCTTTCCCGTGGAATCGTTGATCTTCCTTGGTATTGCGTTGTCAGCCGTGTTGACTACACGTCGACTTCGCCCTACCTGGAAGAACATAAAGGCTCTTCGGGGACAGGTGGCCGTCTTCGGTGATGACATAGTCATCCCCGTCGACAGTCGGGAGCTGTTCGTAGAAGCTCTTGAAGTACTTTACTTCAAGGTCAACACTCTGAAGTCCTTCTGGAACGGAAAGTTCCGGGAGTCCTGCGGAGTCGATTCCTTTGACGGTGTTAATGTAACACCAGTCTACTGGAAGCAATTCTACGATGGCGGTCCAGAATCCCTAGCCAGTACCGTCGAGGTTAGTAACAATTACTATAACAAGTT